CCCACTTTCAACCGTTGCCAGGCTCGACGCTGCTGGACCTGGAGATCGGGACTTACCCGTTCGCGAACCAGGCGGTGGCGGCAAATGCGACGATCAGCAAACCCTTGACGCTCAGTTACCGGATGCTATGCCCAAGCCGGAACGTCGCGGGCTATTGGTCGAAGGGCGATATCCTGACGGGGCTTCAACAGGCGGTGACGCAGCACGCCGCGCTGGGCGGAACCTATACCTGCGCCACCCCGGCGACGTTCTACACAAACGGCATCCTGACCGGGCTGCGCGACGTTTCGGACCCGAGCACGCAAGTCCAGAACGCCTATCAGTGGGATTTCACCTTCCCCCTCTTGACGCTACAGCAAGCGCAATCGGCGCAGAACTCGCTGATGGGTAAGCTCAGCGCGGGGACGATGATACCCGGCGCGCCGTCTTGGTCCGGCGGCGCGGCCTCCATCGGGGACTCGGGAAGCCTCGCCGCACCTAGCGCCATACCTGGCGCGGGGTCCTTGCCTGCCATTTCGCCGGCCAGCGGTCCGTTCCTCTCATGAGCGGCGCAATAGGCTCTTTTGCCATAGGCGTCAGCGGGATCGGCGCTTCCGGTGCAGTTGCCCTGCCCACGCTGAACCAGACGTTCTCGTCAACGGCGTCGATAACCGGGACGCTGATACCCTTCGCGCCCACAACGGTCGCCGTTCCGACGTTTCAGGCGACGCTCGATAGCGCCTTGTATAGTTGCACGGCGACATGGAACATCTACCGCGCCGGGTCGTTTTCGCTGGGGTGGTATCTGAACATCTTCGGGCAGAACAACACGCTCGTATTGACCGTCCCCCTGGTCGGCTCTCCTCCGCCCCCCGCGCCCGGGGTCAACCTCGTAGGCGGGTTCTTCACGACCTCGACGATGTATTATTACCCAGTGACAAAAACGATAGTGGTGGCGCCGTGAAGTCCGCGACCAAGAACAAAGAGAAGCCCGCGCCGCCGATGCCGATCGCCTGGCAGTGCGCGACGTGTCTGAATGTTGCGGGCAACTTCACGCATCGGTGGATGTGCGCCGCGTGCGGGAACGCGCGACCTGTGATGGTTGATGGGGCGTGAGATACTACGATATCGAGATGTCGACGGCGGATGGGACGCCGATTTATTTCGCGTCCCTTCAAGGGCTGAAGCTTACGTCGTTGCTGCCGGGCAGCGTTTATCAGAACGCCGCCGCGCTGAACGTCGAAATGGATATCCCGAACGTAGTCACGAATATCACGACGCAAGGCATCGTCCGCGTCTGGGGTCTTGGCCTCGCAGATATCGGGGCCGCGTTCAACCTGAACCCGATAGACCCCGCGAAGCCTAAAAATATAACCATCTCGGCGGGTATGTCTCTTGGCTTCCCACTCGCTACGCCGTCGCAGGCGGGAGTGCTGGTCAAGGGATCGATACTCCAGGCGTTCGGCAACTGGCTCGGGACTGAGCAGACGGTCGACATCATATTCGGCGCCCCGACAGGGACGCAGGCGGAACCGAAGAACTTCACGCTAAACTGGCCGATGGGCCAGCCGCTCTCGACCGCGATACAGAATTGCATACAGCAGGCATACCAGGGCGCGGCCGCGGCGAACTCGGCGTTCACGGGTGTGACTGTCCAGATCAGTCCACGCCTTGTCCAGAACTACTCCGAAACGGGCGTCTACGGGACGCTCGCGGAACTTCAGACCTTCGTCAACGCGCGGAGCCGCGCGATCGTAACTGATACGGGGTATCGTGGTGTCTCCATCGCCGTCAACAACGGCACGGTCGCCGTCTTCGACAACTCCGCACAAGGCAACACGACACAAATCCTGTTCCAGGACCTTATCGGGCAACCAACGTGGATCAAGCTGAACACGATCACCGTCAAGCTCGTCATGCGTGGAGACCTTCAGGTGGGGCAGACGATCACACTGCCTCCCAGCCTCGTGACGAATACGGCGGGCTCGTTCTCGTATCTGACGAACCAGACGGCGAACAACACGACGTTCAGCGGGAATTTCCAAATTAGGAACATCCACCATTACGGCAACTTCCGCCAACCCGACGCCGCGAGCTGGAACACGACGGTCGAGGCTATTAGCCTGGCGATGCTGCCCGCGTCATGAGCGGCAATGTCCAAAAGACCCCGCTTGTCGATACGCTGAACAGCTTCGCCGCGGCGAAAGCGCAGGAAGCGATCAACATTCTGGGCAAGGCGCTCCCCGCCTCGGTAGTGAGCATCCCGGTCGCGGGCGTGCCGATCGTGACGGTCAAGTTCGAGGTCAACGACCCGACGTTCACAACGCTGCCCAACGTCACCGTGCCTGTTCTCGGGAGCGAGTATATCCGCGTCCCACTACAAACCAACCCGCCCACCAAGGGCGTCGTCTTCAGTATCGACGCCTACCTGGGCGGCATCAGCGGGCTGGGCGGCGGCGTGGCGGACCTGACGCAGCGCGGCAATCTCTCGACGCTGATCTTTGCCCCCGTAGGGAATACGGCGTTCAAGGCGGTCGACGGCAATACGCTCACGCTCTACGGGGCGCCAAACGGCGGGACGGTGGTGCAAGACACCGTTCAGAATGCAAGCTCGGTCTCCGTGCTCCCCACGAGTGTGGACATCAACGCCGTTCAGAACGCGTCGACGCAGAGTTTCACGGCGGCGGGCATCGTACTGACTGCCGCGAACGGAGGCTCGAAGCTCACCATGAGCAACAATACGATCGCGCTCACAACGGGCGGGCATACGCTCACAATCGGGCCAGGCGGCATCGCCTTGGACGGTATCGTATTCGCCACACACATCCATACGGGCGTCACGGGCGGCACGAGCGACACGGGGCCGGTAGCGTGAGGGCGTGGGGCCGCCCGCGTAACCAGGACGGCAGTCTCGGCCCTTGGACCGCGGTGACGACGGACCCGGTAACGGGCAGCAACGACCTCGTCTACGTCACGACGCTGTGCCAAGTGTTGCTGCTGAACCTGGGCGAAAGCCCGTTCTATGGGAACTACGGTATCCCGGCGCAGCAATCGGTCATCACACAGGTCTGGCCGGACTTCTACGTTCAGTTCACGCAACAGCAGTTCGCGCCGTTCTTTGCCAACCTGCTCGTTTCGCGGCGGCGGGGCGCGTCGGCGCCGACCTACAACGTGAACATAACCACGCACCAGGGGGTCAAGCTGAATGCCTCGATCCCGATACCGTTCTAAGTGAGTGGCACTATCCCGCCGCTGGCGATCACGTCAGCCGGCCCGACACCCACGCCTCCCGCGACGCTGAACGCGGCGCTCATCGCGCTGGCGCAGACCTACGCGCCGGGGCTGACCGTGCTGCCTGCCGGGTTGATAGAGGACCTTGCATCAACCGCTACGGGTGCCCTGGTCGTCATCGACCAAGCGCGCGTCGACCTCATTGCTTCGGTTTCGCCCAACACGGCAAACCCCTATATCCTCGCCCTCCTGGGCCAGGTCTACGGCGTGCCGCAGGGCGTGGGGGCAAATACCGGCGTCTTCGTCGTATTCACCGTGCCGGCCTCCGTAGGGCCAGGGCTTGTCATCCCCGCCGGGTTCATCGTCTCGGACGGCACGTATCAGTATTCGATCCAGGACGCCGGGGTTATCGGATCTACGCTCTCGACACAGCCGCTTTCCGCGCTCGCGACGCAGGCGGGGTCGTGGTCGGTGCCGGTGAACACGGTAACGCAGATCGTCACTTCGGTGCCTTCTACCATCGCCGGCATCACGGTCACAAACCCGCTGGCGGGCTCCCCGGGGCTTGGCGCGCAGAGCGAGGAAAGCTACCGCAGCGCCGTGCTTCAGGCAGGGCAGGCGTCGGCGACCGGCATGCCCGCGATGTTGCGCACGCTCCTGGGCAACGTTACGGGCGTCAACACCACGCAGATCGCTATTCAGGCGCAGTCCGGCGGCGGGTGGAAAATCATTGTCGGCGGCAGCGGCGATCCGTATCAGATCGGGTTCGCCATCTGGCAATCGATATTCGATGTCTCGACGCTCGTCGGCTCGACGCTCACCATCAGCGGCGCGACGAACGCCAACCCGTGTGTCATCACGACGAGCCTGAACCACGGCTACACCGGCACGCAGAACGTCGTCATAACCGGCGCGCTCGGCCTGACACTGATCAACGGCTCATACCTCGCGACCGTGCTGTCACCGACGACGTTCAGCATCCCGGTGAACGCGACAACGGGTGGCACCTATACCGGCGGGGGCGTCGTCACGCCGAACTTTCGAAACGTGACGACCTCGATCTCAAACTACCCCGATGTCTATATGATCCCGTTCGTCGTCCCGCCGGCTCAGACGGTCAGCATGGTCGTTACGTGGAACACGAACAGCGTCAACTTCGTCTCGCCCGCCGCGATCGCGGCTGCCGCGCAACCCGCGCTCGCCCTCTACATCAACACCGTCGCGGTCGGTCAACCGATCAACCTGTTCACGCTGCAAGAGACGTTTCAACAGGCGGTTGCCCCCTTGCTCGCGCAGCCGCTCCTCACACGCCTCGTCTTCGCGATCAGCATCAACGGTATCGGCGTCTCGCCGTTGGCTGGGACGTTCCTGATCGAAGGCGACCCCGAGAGCTATTTCACGACGACTACGGCGGCGATCGTCGTTAACCAGGGGTAGAGTAGATGTCAGGTAGCGTTTCCTACACCCAGCAGCAACCGGTGACGGCGTACTTCGTCGCCTGGCTCCCGCCCGACCAGACCCCGA